TTGGTTGGGGGTTAGTTCCTAAGCATAGAAGACAAGATACATCTGATAGTCCTATTAGAAGTTTAAAGTTTGGAGAAATGGAGATCAGTTCAGATCATCCATTACTTAACAAGCTATCAACATCCGATGTTGAAGACTTTACAAAACTATTTGAAATGTCAAAAGGTAAAAAGAAAATGGATAATAAAAAGTATGAAGCATTGAGAAAACTTATTATAAAAAAATTAAAAGATTCAGTCCAAACAGAATCAATAAAAAAGGTTGATGCACGCTTTACAAGAATGGTCAGGGGTTCTGATGCGGCTAAAGAATGGGCCGCTAAAATGAAAACTGCACGAGACATAAAACGCAAACATTAACAAGTTAAAGCATTATTATGTAATGTATATAATGAAAGCCTATATTTACAAGATAAGCATCCCTAACAATGACGAATTTTATATTGGTTCTACAACTTGTTTTTCAAGAAGAAAGTCTCAACATAAAAAATCAACAACTAATAAAGTTCATAAAAAATATTGGTGTAAACTTTACCAATTTATAAGAGATAATGGCGGATGGTGTAACGTCAAAATGGAAATCCTTTTTGAATTTGAATGCGCATACAAAGAAGAGTTACGAATACTTGAACAGATATACCTAGACGACCTACGACCTACCTTAAATAGTATTAGATGTAGCATGGTATAAAAAGACAATGGCTACATATATTACTTAATTGTCATACCAATTGTTCCTATGCTTCAACATAAGGAAAGCGCACAAGCTATCTGAGCCTACATAAAAAACATATCATCCACGTGATATTTTTTTATATACAAATTTATGAAAAGTAATCTTCGATAATTTGTATCTAAAAAAATAATAATTATATTAGTAATGTCAGACCAAACAACAGACCAACCTTATAAACCCGAATCGGAAACGCCGATGAATTGGCCGCGTGAACCTACGGTACAAGCGTCGGAGACACATACACACGATGACAAACCCTTCGATGAAAGCGGTAAATGGAAAGGTGAATTTACAGGACCAGTAGAACCATCTGAATATGAAAAGAAAATGTTGAAAGATTCTAAAAGTGTTGATGCATTGCTTGTAGAAGAACAACGATCAGTCGAGCTTCCAGATGTCGATGCAGAGTATGAACGTAAAAAGAAAGCCTACATTACAAAAGTGAAAGTAGTAGCACTTGATAAGTTCGGTAAACACCCGCTTAGCAATCCTACAACCTATTGTGCGCGAGATAAGAAACGTGTAATTGCTATTATGGAGGAGTTGTTATTACTACCGGAAGATGTACTTGATAAACAATTTAATGAAATTTGCACTGAAACAATTTTTGATTCAAAGGCAGATTATTCAAAATTTTCTGTAGAGCAAGTATAAAATAGATTAAATATAAAGAAATATAACGTATGATATTTATAATGAGCGGACAACCTTATAAATACCATACCGACGCCCAACGGTTCAGAGATGAATATATGGAGGCATTGAATTTAAGAGCTAGTATAGATGATATGAATCATCAAGCAGTTAAAACATTTGTAGCTACTGGACAACTACCAGCGGTATCGCAAATGAAAGACACCCGTACCACAACTGAGATTTTAGCAGATACTGAAAAACTAAAAATTAATCTGATCTCAGACCTTTCACCTATTGCAGATGCACAATTTGCACAACTGATTATTCAAACCATTGTTAAATCACCCCTTAACTACGACAATGGTTTATTAGTGTTCCTTTCACAACGCGTTGACGATATTGTTAAGAATCTTCAACAAATTTACAAATATAAAATTAAAGGCGATGCCAACGACGCAGAGCAGTTTGTAGCATTTATTAATAAAATGTATATGGATAAGAGCGCACTTGCTAAATCAACCAAAGGATTTATTAACCGTACTGGGAATTCAGGATCGTTTGGTAATTATACTTCTTCACTACCAACAATTCATACCGGATTACAAACTTTTAAATTATCATTATCATATATTATGAAAGATGTAATTTTAAAACTTTCAAATCGTGCACAACGCGCATTTCCACAAGATATAATAAATAAAGTTTATTCCTTAATTTTAGATGTATATAGAAAATGTATCGCATATGATACATTACTGCCTTCATCGGTAGATCGTATTCACGAACTTGAACAAATTGCATTAGGAATTAATTTTAGAAATGATAACGGAGTTCTTGATAATATTCAAACATATTTAACATTTATTAACGAGCGGTTACCTAACATGGATATTATGGATAATCTTATAACTAAAATGATCACTCATTCTATGTCAATTGATGAATTATATGATAGTTTAATTGTCGACGGTGAAATAAATCAAATTGCCAGATCAGGAATTAATTCATTATTAGAAAAAATTTATACCTTAGCTGAATCATTAGATGGAACATTACCAACACGCGATGAAATGAAAAAAATTCTAGAAATATATTATGCTATTGATGAAGGAGAAGTGTTTGAAGATGCTGAAGGTGGGCCAGGAGGTGGTCCCGGTGGAGGACCAGGCGGTGGTCCCGGCGGAGGACCAGGCGGTGGTCCCGGTGGAGGACCAGGCGGTGGACCGGGAGGTGGACCGGGAGGTGGACCGGGGGGTGGACCGGGAGGTGGACCAGGTGGAGGACCAGGAGGTGGACCACCACCCCCTTATGATAGAACATTAGAAAATATAATGCATGAGATGGAACAACTAAGGCGAGAACTTGGAAGTATATCTTATAGAAGTAGACGCGCTGCCGAAATTCAAACGCGAATAAGAGAATTAGAAAATTTAGTAGAACGACTTCGTAATGGTCAACCTTTACAAATACCGTATGCACCGCGTGGTGGACAACCTAACATACCAATACAATCGATACATCCAGCTCATGTACCAGCAATTGCACAAGCGCCGAATCATTCAGGTCAATTAGTACATGTACCAAGTTTACATGATCAAATGGCACAACTATATAATGATATAACTACGGGTTTGGATTTTATTGACGGTAGCGTTAACGCAGGTACAATTGTAGTTGGTGATGATCAATATAATGAATGGTCGCGACTTACAGGTACTGCTATGGATAATTACGAGCATAGATTTAATCAACCATATGTACGAGGACGACCACCAGTAATTGGACATGGTATTGGTAGACGTATCAGAGGTAAAGGGTTGCAGGTTGATCACTCGATCGGCGTTAAACCCGCTATTAAGTTTGCACCTTTTGGAAAATATCTTTTAGATATGTCCAAGCTTAAGGATGATACAATTGCTATGAAAACAATATCTGGTACAAGCGTTGTAGGCCATCCATCGAAGAAGGTTAGTACGCAATTTTCTAAAATTGTAAAAGATATGATTGGAGGTAAAGTACCATCAGATGAGGATCTTTCGGGTTTGTCTACCCTTGAACGAGAGTATCTTCACAAAGTTTCTAAAAAAGCTAATATTGAAGATAAATTCGCCGTTGCTACACCATCCAAAGATCAGTATGAAAAAGACATCCATTCATTTGAAGTGATGCGGGGCGAGATTGTTGCTGGCAATGATAACCAAGAAATGATTAAAAAGTTCAAATTACTTATTATGAAACTTTCTCGTAGCGGATCATTACCTAAAAATGAAGTTTCAGAAATTCTATCTGAACTTGCTGAGCTAGGCTATTAACAAATTAAAACCTAAAGTTACTAATCCCTTATTATTTTACTTTTTCTCTTTTTAAAAAGTAGTTAGTATATTTTGAACTGTTCTATAAAAATTAAATCTTCAATTTATAGACTATATATTTTATTCTTACTACTTTTAAAAAAGAGTAAAAATAGAAATAAATAAGGGATTAAAACCTAAAGATTAAACCTCTTACATCTATATAAATGTCAACATCAGGAATATACGCAGTTCACCCCAAGGTGGATCAACCTCACAAGATCTTTCAACAGATGAGATCAGACCAAGAAATGCCAGCCTTTTTCTTTGGTGGATCTCAAGTACCTATACAATTAGGTATCCCTCGCGATGGTGTCCATCAATCGGAATATAAACAAACTATGAAAAAAGTAAAAGAAATGGGTATTAGTGGTAATGGAATTAAAACCCATTATGAACATACACAAAAAATTATAATGCCTAAGCATATGCCTAGAATCTAATATAAACAAACATTAAGATACTAATATATAACTATGTTCGTAATTGTACTCAACCAGAATAATATCGTCCAAGATGGACAAAATAATAAACTCGTGTATAGGTTCCCCAGCTCTATACACTTCGAAAAAAAGTTTATTGCTGTAACAAATATTTCAATGTTTTACTCATGGTTTAACATCACATCTTTGTTTAACAATAACACTTTTACATATACATTTACGGTAGGTGCTCTATCTACACCAATAACTGTCACAATTCCAGATGGACTATATGAGATCAGCGCGATCAATGATTTTTTCCAATGGACATGTATCCAACAAGGTACTTATTATATTACCTCCAGTGGTGATTATGCTTACCCAGCTGAGTTCCTAATTAACCCTACGCGATATGCTATTCAAATTAATACTTTCTATTTGTATACCGCTGCTACACTTCCTACCGGTTGGACCCTTCCAGCAAACTTTCCCGGATATCCTACAACCCGTCAAAATTGTATTATATCTCTTCCAGCAAATATTAATGTTATTATGGGATACCCAGCGGGATTTACATCAACAGCAAATGTAGGCGGTGGATATGTACCTCCTCCACCAACCGCTACAAGCAACTATGAAGCTATTGATACAACTACGAATACACTTTCGTATATTAGTAATACCGCGCCTCAAGTTCAACCTAACAACAATGTTTTATTTTCTATTTCTAACATTAATAATCCGTATGCTCAACCATCGAGTATTATCTATTCTTTGAATCCTAGCGTAGCTAGTGGGCAGCAAATCAATGTTACCCCACCTAACTATATGTGGAACAAGCTTATTGATGGTTACTATCCGGAAATACGTCTTACCTTGCTTGGAACTAATCTTCAACCATTGACTATTTTTGATCCAAATATGACTATTCTTCTTGCTATTAAAGATGAAGGCGAGTCAAGCGGAAAATAGTTATAAACGTTTAGTGACGTATATACATAATGAATAATTCTTTTGATGAACAATATATTAACCGTCTATTTGACGAGTTTCAAACAGAAAAAGCTAAATTAGTTTTAGAATTGAAGAACGATAAGGAACTTACGAAAGAAAGAATAATTAGTAATAAAATGCAATGTATAGACATCATGACAAGAAGTATTTTAAAATATAGAAATTTAATTATTCGTGAAAAAATGAAAACCGATCTTTAAATAAAGCTTAGTCATCTAGGTTCTTTATATAATGCCAATAAGTAAATCACATCACGTAGTGCTACCATTCGGAGGAGGATCTCTTCATATGGGGCGTAAAGATTCAGTAGGAAGGGGTATGGGTTCAGTTCTTCTTAGAACGGGTGGGCCCGGTGCCGCATCATCATATACCGATATGGATGATTATATTCATCAAACCGGGCTGAACCCGTATGCAAGGGCAGCACCGCAACAGTCGATGAGAAAAAATGGAAAAGGTCTGATGAGTCTTGGTTCTAAGCTTAGTAAACTAGCTATTGCTGCACCATCTCAAATTAAACGAAAAAATATTACTATGAGTATGTAGAGTTGTGAAACGTATGAAAAAAATAATAAAAAATATATAAAAATATTTTTATTATTTAGATATCTATTTAAAAGGACTACATCTATAGAATGTATAAACATTAATGTGTGATAAACTCGTATACGATCTAGCTCAGGAAGTTGAAGGTTCGCCCGCCGTCTTTGTAAGAAAAGACTGGGTCAACATCCTTGATAATCAGAACCAAAATTATGGAAACAATCAGTCGGTGTTGGATACATCGCAACTTTCCAATTCTAATAAATATATGTCTTACCGTGAGGCATATCTCCTTGTCCCTTTTACAATTTCCCTTGCGTCAACAGGTGCTTCTACCGTTGTTTCTACACCCGCGGGAGGTACTGCTCCGCCCGCGTCTGTAACATTTTCACCCGGAACTGCCGCTACAAGTGCCGATAATGCTATTGGACTTAAAAATTGGTTTGGACAAATTATTCATTCATTCACGTTGGATTACAACGGAACAACCATTATCCAACAGACCCCGCTCGTTAATATGTGGAATTCTTTCAAACTTGTAACATCTTTAAGTTATCAAGACCTTTTGACACAAGGCCCTACTATTGGTTTTTGGCCCGATCAATCTGATACATATCAATTTGTACAAGGTGGTTCGGGTAATGGTCCAGCGGGGGCAGGTGCCAGTGCACTTGTTGCAGGACCGTCAGCGGCAGGCACAGGCGTATGTAATAACACAAATGCTCAAGTAGCATCCCAAGTAGCACAATCATTTTCTACTCTTCAAAGCGGAGATGGTAATGATGGATTTACTGTTAGACAACGATGGATTAATTATGATTATGATGGAAAAATTGGGGCACAGACAGCAACCGCGGCGGGTGTTGTTTTTACTTCACCACTACCTACTACGACTGGTGCAACATATGGTCATTTATTTACAGCAGGTGCAGCTAATACTCTATGGAAGTCGTATATTTTTAAGAAAACAGATGGTGTTACTACTGTACCCGGTGTTTTACAAATTGCTGTTATGGCTACAATTTATTTAAAACATGTTCACTCATTTTTTAATATGGTCCCACTACTCAAGGGTGTGTTTATGAAAATGACAATGAATTTAAACAATACCACTACAACATTTTCAACTGTGTCTATTTCACCAGTTGGCGCAAGTCTTGCAATTGTTCCTTATTCAATGAGTGTTTCATCTGTGTCAAATCCTTTAGGCGGTGTAAATCCTTTAATGATTGCATCAGGTGCTTATGAGCCGGTGTCTCAAGCTGTGACGACTACAATTCCTATTTATCCAGGAGCAAATGGAGGTATTGGATTATTTCAAACTGGGACCGCATCATCCGCAACTCAACCGCATTATTGTACACTGTCGTATCGTCTAAATATTTCCGTAGGTGCAAGATGTTTGGATTCAACCATTGCAACATCCGCGCCATCAGCAGCACCTTTAGCACAATCGGTATATTTGTATATTCCAGCATACTCATTTAATCCCGTATTTGAACAAGCGTATCTTTCTAGTCCCGTAAAAGAAATTAAATATTCTGATATTTATCAATACCAGGTTCAATCGGTTGCAGCTAATGGTATGTTTAACAATTTGGTAACCAATGGTATTGCAAATATCAAAAGCGTTCTTATTCTTCCATTTTATTCTTCAGACTCAACAGGGGTCAATAATGGGTTGGGTGTAGGAGGTATTCCCGTTTGGCAGTCACCGTTTGATCCCGCAGGAACCGGGACTACTAGCCCACAGTGCGCGATTACAAATTTCAATGTTCAAATTTCCGGTCAAAATGCTATTTACAATATGGAGAAATATAGTTTTGAGCAATTCAATAATCAGTTGTATGGATATAATGCGGTTAATGGTGGGCTTACCGATGGTCTTACATCGGGTCTTGTATCTCGTTACGATTTTGATAATTGCTATTGTTATTATTATGTAGATGTATCTCGTATGCTTCCCGTTGAAATGACCGTACCTAAATCAGTTCAAATTATTGGACAAAATCTTAGCTCAAGGTCAGTTGATCTTATTGTATTTGTAGAATATGGAGTATCAATTTCAGTTGATCTTCTTACTGGCGCGCGTGTGTAAAGCATGTAAAACACATGTAAAAAAATAATAAATATTTTAAATAAAAATTAAAGACGTCAATTGCATCAAAAACAATAACAAGTTATAGCAAAGCAATAAATGTATTTAAACAAAAAAAGTCTTTAAATATATATATAATGAAACACATCACAGTAGCAATGAGTGCGGCGCAAGCTGCCAAACTAAGAAACGGACATAAGGTTCGTGTAAAAAAGGGTAGTGGTTTTAATCTAATCGTTCATCCCGAACGGTTCCATTTGATGACTAGAACTTTTGATAAGGGTCGAGGAGCTGAAGTACAGCTAAGTCCCGAAGAATTAAGCGTAAATAAATTGTACTCATCTGTATCTCCCGACGAACATACTGGACTACATGCATCACCTGACATGGAATCACAAGCGATTGTGGAAAGTGGCGCACCGCATGCGGCTGGTCAAGGTATTTTTGGTAAAAAATTTGATAGAAAACTTAAGAAAGCTCTTGGATCTAAACTTTCAAAAGTAGTTTATAAAGGTGCTGAACACTTGAGGGAACCACTTAAAAAAGCTATTAAAGGTGGGCTTACCGCCGCTGGCGCTGCTGCGACTGCATTTGCACCTGAACTAGCACCTGCTATTCTTATGGCACAAGGTCGTCTAGGTAGTATGTCTGATAGGTATATTGACGATCCTAGTAAATACCAACGTAAAGGAGGTTTTGAAGCCCTTGCAATGGGTCATGGTATTGGTCTTCAATTTAATAAAAGTGCGGGAAGCCATTTGGCTGATGCAACACGTGGTGCGCATAGCATGGCTATGAAAGGAATGGCTATGGCTGATAGTGCTATTCATGGTAGACGAGGTACCCATACCATTCACGACATGCATGAAATTGGAGGTCCTATTTCTAGAGGTAGTGGATTCCATCACCCGCATGCTAAAGGTCATGTAGGACATAGAGGTGGAATGCTTGATATGCATTACTCGCCCGCAATGGTATCACAACCACTTTCAGCAAACTTCCAATTTCAACATTTCCTACCGCCACAATATCAAGCCGTTGGTAAGCATGGAGGTGGGCTATATTTGTAATACCTTATTTTTATTACTATTTCTCTTTTTAAAAAGTAGTAAGAATAAAATATAGAGTCTTAGATTATAGAATTCAAATTCTTAGGATAGTTATAAAATATATAAATACTTTTTAAAAAGATGAAAGTATAAAATAAAAAGGGGTAAGTAAAATTATATCTAAAAAGAAATACGCTACTAAGTGTATATGTCTTTAACCGATACACAAATTTATAAACTCGCCGAACGGATGCAAATCCCGATGGGAGGAGTCTTTTTCAAGGATGAAATTCCGAGCAAGTTAGAGTTTAATAAAACGTATATTATTAATCTTGAAGATAGCGAGGATGAGAATGGTAGACCAAACTCTGGTTCTCATTGGACGATGGTTCAATGTCGTAAATACCCGAATGATAAAATCCATTCAATATACTTTGATCCGTATGGCGCACCGCCGCCTGAATCCGTAAAGGAAGCTGTTAAAAAAACCACCGCTAGCCAAGGCGTTCCACATACAACAAAAGACGTTCAAAGTCTGATGAATAATGCATGTGGTTTTTACTGTCTAGCACTAGCCCACTATATTAACGCATCTAAATTTAGAACTAATGATTTGTTTAGAGACGTTGATGACTTCGTAGATATGTTTGATGATCTGAATGTATCTGTTGATTTTAAAAAGAATGAATATATTCTAAAACATTTCTTCAGAAGCAGTGATCCCGCGCTACGGAAAGAAATTGATGTTATTAAACCTACAGAATCAATTACGGGCGAAGATGAGAAAGGCGGAATTGATATGATGAAAATTCCATGTGATATAAAGATGGTGTAAGTATTATATACTTAAAGATTCAACATGTATATTATGTAATGACATCTGAAACTGAAACCATCGTATCAAGTCCGCTTGAAGCTGACTTTGTAGCATCTACCTACACCGACGCACAACGGCGTGCAACACAAAAGTATAGAACTGAAAATAAAGAGAAAGTAAATGAGCAACGTAAGAAGTATTACCAAGCAAGAAAGGAGTCAGATCCTAATTTCTTGGAGTACAAGAAGCAAAAGGCTCGGGAGTATTATCTTCGTAAAAAAGAAACTATTTCTTCCAAAAAAGCAGACACCCCTGAAGATGGTTCGAGTATTCTTGTAGAAGAACCATTGCTTGTGGATGATGCAATTACATCGGAACCCGAACCTGTTGCCGACGGTATTGTTAAAGCTGATTTACCGATCATGGAAATTCCTGTAATTCCTGTTCTTACCCGCAAACCAACTCAACGTAAAAAGAAGGTTGTTGTTGTAGCCGATACTGAAAAACCGCTATCCGATGTTCTTAAAGAACTTGAGGATGTAATGCTAACACCAGTGCCGGTATTGGATGAGAAAAAATCCAGAACTCGTAGGACTCGCGAAAAAGTGGTTGCTACACCAGTGGAAGTAGCCTAAGCAAAAAATATATTTTTTTGGTCATCTCGTAATGGGATGCACAAAACAATACTAAAATGTATTCATCTCGACCATCATGGCTAGGCCATTAATTCTATTACTTATTCTCTTTTTTAAAAGTATTAATAATAAAATATAGAGTTATAATATAGAATATAATTTAATAATAGAACTCTATATTTTATAC